GAGCTTCTTCAGCTGTATCATTAACAGTTTCTACTATCTCAGCTGTTACTTCTTCAATTTCAGGAACAGTCTCTTCTAATCCTTCAGCAAATTCAAAACCAAAAGCTTTACCTATTCTTCTTAAAACAGGATTAGAAGAAAAGAAATTCTGAAGATTATTCATCATTCCTTCAAAGCCTGATGTGACCTCTTCTCCAGTTCCTTCAATAGCTTCAGTTGCATAATCAGAATTATCTTCTATACCTATTCCAAGTCCTTGAGCTATGAATTTACCAATTTCAGCAAAAACAGTAGAAGGAGAATGAATTCCAAAGAAGTCTTTGATTCCTGAAAGAACACTTCCTCCAAAACCTTTGACCTTATCGACAATCCAACCTGTTGTGTCAGAAATACCATTCCAAAGACCTTTTACTAAATTCTTTCCGATTGAAGCCATCTCTGAAGGAAAGTTAACAAATACTCTTTTGATTGCATCTTTAGCATTTTGAAATATATCTCTGAAATATGTTACTACATTCTTGAAAATATTTTTTATTCCATTCCATACAGTTTTAAAGAAAGATGTAGTATTACTCCAAATTGCTTTAATACCATTCCATGCTCCTCTAAAATCACCTGTTAGAACACTTGCAACAACACTAAATACAAGCTTTATATTGTTCCAAACTGTTTTAAAGTAAGCAACAACAACATTCCAAACCACCTTAATGTTATTCCAAGCTAGTTTGAATACACTAGCTATTGGAGCTATTAAGACTTTTGCATTTGAAAGAATACTATTCCATAACTGTTTAAAGTATGGTGATACAGCTTTCCAAACTGCTTTAATTCCAGTCCATAATTGAGTAAAGATAATTTTTATATTTTCTACAACTGGACTTACTTCTTTCCATATCGCTGACCAAAGACCTTTCCAAAAGTTTCTAAAGGCTTCTGATTTATTCCAAAGTGTAACAAAAGCTACAACAAGTCCAGCTATAGCTGTAATTACAAGTCCTATTGGATTGAGTGACATTACAGCATTGAGAAGAGTCTGAGCTGTTGCTACACTCTTAATCCATGTTGTAACAGTTTTAAGAATAGATAAACCACCAACAACTATTAAATATGTTCCTACAACTGTTCCAGCAATAATAAGAACATCAACCCATTTATCTATAGTATCTTTGTTCTCAGCTATCCATTTTTGTAACTCTTGCCATTTTGTAGTTAATGTCTGAACAACTCCTTGAAGAGCGTTCATAGCTGGAATAACAATATTCTGTAAAAGTGGTTCTCCTATTTCAGCTTTAAACTGTCTCCAAGCTTCAGCAAGATTTGCTTGAACATTAGCATATTGACCAGCTTCTTTACTTGCTTGTCCTGTAGCTCCTGAAGCTTTCATCATATTTTCAGCATACTCAAGTCTAGTAGCTTGTTTGGTAGCTTCATCAAGATTTGCCCAATCTTTGGTAGATTGAACTACACCTTTCTGAATAGCAAATTGAGCTAACTGAGTATCATTTGCAAATAATCCAATGGCTTCACCACCTTCATAACTTCCGTTAATGAAAGAGTTGAGAGCTGACATTGAATCTTCTAATGACTTATCCCAAAAAGCTGAAGCATCAGAAGCAAGTAACAACCCTCTTTGAGCTAAGTCAGTGGAAGTTGTTATATCATTTCCAAGCCCTTTAAACTTAGCTGTAAGAGATGTCATATATGGAGTAAGTCTTGTAGATACTACTCCTGTAGTCTTAGCTACTTCATCAAGCTTAGTTTGAGCTGTATCAGAGTAGCTTCCCATAATTTGTTCAAACGCTGACATCTCAGCATCTACTTCAGCTGAAGCATGAACAATAGAGACTCCAAAATCTTTAATTTTATCAACAGCGAAAGCTGTAGCTATAAATCCTCCGATTTTCTTGAAGGCTTTACTCATCTTAGATTCAGACTCTTCAGCCTTTCTTGTTACTCCTGTAATCTCATTTTTTGCTTCATCAGTCCCTCTCAGGAGAACTTCTCCAACAAGTGTAAATAGATTCATATTAACCCTCCTTGAGAGTGAATCCATTGAGGATATTTGATGACTCCTTAATAGTGTTTACTATGTCTGTTTCTTGTACTGGTTTCTTTGGAATGACAGAATCTTTAAAGTCTTGATAAGACTTGTCATCTATTTTGTGAAGCCAAATATCAAATAATTCTTCCTCATTGTGGATATCCCATACTGTATAGATGAACTCATAGAATCTATTCTGTTCTATGTATCTATCAAGTATAAAAAAAGGACTTCCCCCATATCGTTTACAGAGGAAGTCCATGAACTTTACATCATCTACTTGAGCAACTGAGAAGCAACCTTGAAAAAATCCTTAAAGTCCTCATGTTTGATGACTCTTATAACCATTTCTAAAAATTCAGCTGGAGAGATGTCTCTAAGTTCCTTTTCTGATAGTTTTGTCATAGATGATAAAAACTTGTAGATTTCGTTCTCACACTTTGGAAGATTTCCAACGATAAGAGAAGCTACATCTAACATAAAACTCATTCCAACTGAACTAGCATCAGCTTCATTACCTTTCTTCACCATAGCTTGAATCTCTGGAGAGTTAATTATTTTCTTAACTTCATCAATACCAATCTTCTTGATGATAGTACAAAGTGGAAATATATCAGCTGATGTCATTCTTCTAAGTTCATATTCTTTCATTTTTCTCAATTGCTCCTTTTATTTTAATAAATTAACCCTCAGCTGGAGTTGGATAATAGATATGATAAGGAAGTGTCTCCAAATCTCCAGTTAAATCAGCGTAACATTCAAATGTAGCCTTAACGACTCCATTTTCTTTGTTCTTACCTTCAATCTCTAATCCTGATGTACAGAGTGCATTGTCAAAGATCACAACAATTGGAGTACCATCTAGAGTCTTTCCAATGTAACCAAGTTTCTCTACATAATCACCTGATGAGATTCTTGCTTTAGACTTGATCTCAGAGTAACCTGTCATACTCTCAACTGTACCATTCTGACCGATAACAGCCATTTTGAGAATTTCAGGAGTAATTTCAAGGAAGTTAACTTCCATAGTTGCTGTCTCACCTGTTTTAACTGTAAGACCTTTTACTTTTACTAAAGCTCCATCAGCTTCAACATCTGTAATCTCAGGAGTGATAGTAAACTTAGAACCACCCTGAGTAGCTCCAATGAGAGATTCAGCAAAATTCCACTTTCCACCTGAGAAAGTAAGACCTTTATGAATTGTTCCAGCTCCAAAAACGATATTCTTAGGAGTTTTCTCTGTAACACCACTAGACTTTAATTCTTCGTAAGCCATTTTAATTGTTCCTCCATTCCTTGACGGATAAATTAATCTGTATTCTCTTTAATTGCTCTGTCTCAGTTGGAACAATTAAAGCTCTGTCTAAACTGATACTGATTCCAATTCCTGAATCTAGTACAGTTGTCCTATTTCTAAATAATTTTTCAATTTTCTCTTTCTCTTCCTGAAGTTGTGACCAACTCTCTTCAGTTGTTCCAGTGAGAATAAAATCATTCTCAGTCATTCCATCTTCATTAATAGAATCAACCTCTGAATACTCACCAATCCAATAAGGAAAAATGAGTTCTCCATTCCACCTAACAAATGAATAGTTGATTTTTGCTTCAGTCAGAAGAGAGTTAATGTAAGATAGACTCTCAGATGTCATTTCATACTCTCCTTAACTAGAGTTTCTAATCTCTTTTGGATTTTCTTTTCAGTTGAATTCTTAGCATTTTCCAAAGGTCTAATAGGTTTTTTACCATTTGTCTTATAAAAAGCTGTTCCATCTTTTCCATAGACAATAACAACTTTTCCATTGTAAGTTGGTTTCTTGCTACCCATGTAACCATTAACTGGAACATACCAAGGACTCTTCCTTCCATCTCCACCCAAAGCATAGTGACCAGTTCCAAACTCTTCCCAAATTGCATTTTGACTAGTCGAACCGACAATACCTCTATTTCCTTCAACTACCTTTTTCCAACTTGATTTAGTCTGTCCTGTATCAACTCTAGTATTTTGAATTACTTGTCTATGAAGGATTCTTGTAGCATCCTCAAGCCATTGTTCTCCAACTTTATCAAGAGCCTTAATAACTTCAATTGAGTTATCTTCAAACTTCCAATCATCAGACATATTAACCACCTATCAATTTAAGATAGATTTCAAGCTGTCTATTAAGATTCATTGGATTATCAATAAGAGAGACATCATAAGTAATTCCATTAATAAGCATCCTTGATTGAATACTTACATTCAATGGAACATAGTCACATATGAAGACATGAGTAGATTCTTGAATTTTAGCATTGTAATTTTCATATCTTGTGTCCCCAGTGCTTAAATCAAGATAACCTGTAAGAGTCTTCACTGTTGACCAACTCTCAATCTGTTCTCCTATCTCATTTTTAGTTACTGTTTTGATTTGAAGTTCAGCTTTAGTGTTTCCACCTATCATCTTAGAACCTCACTTTCTTGTAGTTGTTAGCAAATCCAAGAAGAGAAGATGGATAACCTAAGAGAGAGTTAGCATCCATATCATAGTAAGTAACACTCCATCTAGAGATAGTTTCAGATTTTATTCCTACCTTTTCTCTATTAGAAATATCCCACTTGAGAAGATTAACAGCTCCCATTACAACATCATGAGGATATTGAATAAGAACAATTTCTACTTCTCCTTCTAATCTCAAATCACCTTCAACTTCAATCTCATTTCCATTAATAGAAGTGATAGTAAATACTCTTCCTTCATACTCAGGAGAGAGAATCTCAATAGTATCTCCAACGACATAGAAAGAGGAAGGAAGAATGATCTTCCCTCCTCTAATTTCAGCTTTATTCTGAGTACCTCTAACAATAAAGTGGTTGTTAGTATATTTTCTAATAGCAATCTCAAGAGCTGAGAGTCGTGTTCTCAACTCATCATCAGCTATATCTGTATCCACAACCCTTCTAAACTCTTCGACTGATATTATCATAATTAGCCTGATACCTCTGGAGTAACCTCAGCTACATCAAGAAGAACTACCTTAGCTTCATTGGTCATAGCTACACCATAATATTTACAAGCTGTAACATCAGTTACCTGTTTCTTAGGAAACCATTCAGCATCAACCTTAGTATCAGCCTTAAGGAAGATTGTGATAGCTGGAAGTTCATCTTCTGTATATTCTGTTTCAGCTGAATCAGGTTCAAGCTTGAGAATAGGATTAACATAGTAAGCTGTAGTAGGTTTAACTTTATTACCAACAGCAAGCGTTACAGATGGGTCAACCTTTGCCTGATATTCAGCAAGATTATCACTTGTAAGAGTAACAACTCCAGAACCACTTGCTGAATCATCCTTAACAAATGTAACCTTTCTTACCTTCTTAGACTTCTTAACCCAACAGCCAGCAATCTTACCAATTGAGCCATTAACAGCTACACCTGACTGGAACTTATCAGCTGAAAGGAAGAGAGGGTCTAAAAGAAGAGTCTTTTCCTGAAGTGGATGGATAAAGATAACCTTGTCAATTCCATCTTCCTCATCTTCAAACTTAACAACAGCGTTAACAATAGCATCATAACAAAGAGCTTTTGTAGAAACTAAGTCAACCTTATTCTTAGATATGTTAACAGCATCAAGAAGGTCATTATCAACCTTTCCAACAATTGCTTTAGCTAGCTGAGATTCAGCCTGTCCAATAGGATTACCAAGACCTGAGTTAACAGCTTCCTGAGTGATTCCAACAGATTTCATAGCTTTCTTAATTTTGAAAGTTGTAGAAGAAGCTGTAAGAGCAACTGGAGTAATTTCTCCACCCTCAGCAATATCTTCAGCATCACCGATATAGTTCCAAGATGGAACAGTCTTTGTATCACCAGCTACACCAACAAGAGTAGTATCTACTTTAGCGTATGGAGTAAGCTTAGCAAGTGCTTCAATTTTTGCGTTAATCATTTCACCCATTACTTCAGGGATAATAATGTTTGATTTCTTTGTAATAGCCATAATTTTTAATACCTCACGATTTCATAATTTGATTAAATGATTCAGGGTCTTTCTGATATAGTTCAGCTCTCTGAGAGTAGTTCATCTTGAGAATTCCCTCTTTAGTAAGAGGTTCATCAGGATTACCCTTATTTAGATTGTTTGGAGTGATCTTGTTCTGAGTAGATGATTCAAACTGATTTGGATATTTCTTCTTAAGATCATCAATCTTATCAGACCAACCTTTAATCTGTTCTTTATCATCTAGCTCCAACTCTCCACTTTCCTTGAGTTTGAAACTAAGATAGTCAATATCAGTAGCTTTCTCAGAAAGAAGACCAACTTTAATAGCTGAAGCAAGTTTTTCATCAGCTAATTCTTTCTGAAGAGTTGTAATCTTGCTCTCATATTCAGCTACTTTATTCTGAAGTCCTTCATTACCCTTAGAAGATTTCTTTAGCTCTTCAATGAGTGTTTGAGCTTCTGAATATTGCTTAGTCATGTTCTCATGGTCAGTCTTGAGCTTTCCATATCTGATGTCTAGGTTCTCTTCAGATGATGTGTAAATTTTATTGGTTTTCATAGCTTCAATAACTGAAGCAATCTGTTCATCTGAGAGTCCTTTCTCTTTTAAAATTTCCTGAATTGTCATAATGTAAATCCTCCATATACGATTTTTACAAGTTTTCGATCTTGATTAGGAAAATAACTAGTTACGCTAGTCAAACGACAATTAAAAAAGGACAACTCTTATTTTGAGATGTCCTTCATTTTCTCTTTAAGTGCTTTAAAAGCATCATATCCACCAGAAGAAGCAAATCCTGAGATAAGTCCTTCTGAAAATCTTGAGAGTGTAAACTCCCAACAAACAAGAGGACAGAACAAGAGTCCAAATCCTCCCATAATAAAAGGAAGCCATTTTTTATTTAACTTCTCTTTAAAAATCATCTTGAGAAGCTCTCCCAAGATGAAACAAACACAAAAAGTTATAGGTTGTATTAGGTTCATATCACCTCCTTAAAGTGTAGCTAACTCACTATCAATCTCATTAATTCTATTAGCTTTAACTGTCATTTCGGCTATCTCATTAGCATATTCTTCAACCGTTGCTCTACCTGTTGCTATTTTAGTTCCTATATAGTCGTGATCCCTTAACCACTGTTCTAACTGTGCCTTCTCCACGTATAATGAGTTGATCTTTGTATACTGTTCGGTAGTATAAACTTTACTAGGATTAGCTTCACAGTAGGACTCCACATCTGTAATTTCATATAGGTTTATTGGGTCTTTTATCTTTGGCACAACTCCGTAGCCGACATTACTATCATCTAATTTTACAAAAACTTTATATTGATTCTCGTTATATTTAATTACAATTCCAAAATCCACTTGTTAACTCTCCTTTAAGCTATTCTCATTAAGATAATAGTTGCGTCACCCGTTACAGTTGCTGTTTGTCCTTTATTACCGTCAACCTCGCCGGATGTCTCCCAGGTACTAGGACTTGTATTGTTAAAATAAACAACTTCTTCACTATATTTACTTTTAAAAGTCAATGCACCAACTGAGTTGATTACCTTATAAGTTCCACTATCAGGAATGTCTACTCCGAATCTAGGTCTCGTAGTTGTAGCTGCATAAGAAATTGAACCTGAGGTAATCCTATAAACACAAATTTTACCAACTTGGTCAATCGCTGGAAGTAACTGCTTGTACACTTTATCTTGAGAATATGTACCTAGGGTCATGCTATAGAACACATTCACATTGTCAAGTGCAAAAGTTCTGACAGCTTTCTTAGCTCCAGCTGGAGTTATACCTAAAGTGTTTTCATCAGATGTAAAGTCAGTAACTTCACTTGATGTATATGCTTGCTTATGTGAAGAATTAGCCTTACCGTTTAATGTTGTTTGCAAGTTAGTAATATCCGATATTGCGTGAGTATGTGATGATGGAGTATAAGAACTAGGTTTACCTGTTACATTACCCCAAGGAATACTACTCAACTTACTATCTATTTCACTCTCTGTGTAGTATCTATCATCATGTGTATGCCCTGTATCAGATTTACCATTTAATTTTGTCTTTATCTTACTCCAAAAATAAGATAGTCCATCT